CGGTACTACAGAATCATTAAACTGCATTAATCCAAGTTATTTATTAAGCCAAGCTAGTTTTTTGCAAATACCAAGCGGATACAAAGAAGGTGTTGCCTATGCTGAATTACCCGCCAATGGCAATGGCGATTTAACTTGGTCAAGAAATAGCGTAGCAAATAGGACTTTGGCAAATGGTGATATTTCCCAAGTTGCCGCCAACGTACCGCGTTTATCGTATATGTATGGTAGTTGCCCAGCCTTGTTGTTAGAGCCACAGAGGACGAATAGTTTGCGTAATAGCACTATGCAAGGTGCGAGTATTTCGCCAAGCACTTTGCCTACGAACTGGGCAATAGCAGGTGGTGGATTAACAGGAACTGTTGTTGACGTTGGAACTGAAAATGGATTGCCTTACATTGATGTACAATTTAGTGGTATTGCAACAAGTACAACTTTGCAGATGCGTTTTGAAACAACTACACAAATTGTTGCATCAAGCGGACAAAGTTGGGCAAGTTCTTTTTGGATTAAAGAAATTGCTGCACCTACACCGCCAAACTCATATCAAAATTATATCAGAGAAAGTGATAGTTTGGGAATCAATTTAGTGACAAGTACACAGACAATAACAATATCATCAACGCTAACTCGAAATATATTTACAAGAACCAACACTAACGCTTCAACGGCAAGAATTAACAATGCAGTTGGTGGGGCTTTAACCATCGGCAACACTTACGATTTCACTATTCGCATAGCAGCACCACAATTAGAACTTGGTGCATACGCAACAACTTGGATAGATACAACCAATGCCGCAGCAACACGATTGGTAGATACATTCACCCGCAACAACATTTACACCAATGGGTTAATTTCTGCAAGTGGTGGTACTTGGTATATTGAAATGCTCAACAACATTGCATACACAAGAGATGCAGCCGCACAAGGTATAGGTATTGGGGATTCAAGTTCAACAATTGCCAATGGATTTTTGATTGTGAATACTGGAACGGGTAGACAAGTAATTCAAAAAATAATTGCAAGTGCAACTACTAATTTATTCACTACAACAACCGACACTATTAAAATTGCTATCAAATGGAATGGAACGAGTGCTGATGTGTTTGTGAATGGAGTTAAACAAGTTAGTGCAACTGCATTTACAACTACAATAATGGAATTTTTAAACGGAACTGGGGCGGGAATACCAAGATGGATTAAAACAATGGCACTATACCCAACGCCTTTAAGTGATGCAGATTGCACAGCCTTAACAACATAACAATATGATATTTGCAAAATTTGAATTACCGCAAGACAAGTGGGAAGAAATCAAACCCACATTAGAAAACTGTCATATTGTTGAATTAGGCGTGATTAATACATTATTTGCCGTTGATATTTTGTTTGATGGCGAACCCAACGAAGATTTATTGATTTACGAGGTATTTCCTGAACCTTGTGGATTACATACATTTTTAGGAATGGAAGATTTATATTTAGAACGATTTAACGATTTTAACCCAACCGATGAACAAGTTTAACGATTCCGCAGCCGATAGTTTAGCAGCCGTTAGTGGTGTTAGTGCAGTTGCTCATTTCGCTACAGAAATACAACCCATAATTTCCGCAAGTGCAGGAATAGTTGCAATTGTTTCGGGTTTACTTGCCTCAATTTATTATATAGTGAAGATATGGCAAAGGTTAAAACATCAATAACACTATTTCGTAAAAAGCCAAAACGCAAGTTAGGCAGACATACCAAACACATTAATAAACATAAATCGTGGAAACCAAATCGAGGTCAAGGGTGAAGTTCAAACCCTATTTTTCGCCAACACCTAAAAGAATTCGCATTTTTGGCGATAGTTTAGCCGCTGCATCTATAATGGTTGCAGGATTTAATATGTCTGAACCCTCCGTGATGATAGGTTGTGCAGTCGTTGGTGGATTAGGTAAATTCCTATCAAACTTTTTCACTATCGAATAAATACTATTTATAAGTGATGTTTCATCGGATTAATTTTCACGACAACAAACTACCTGCTTTTAAAGAGAACAAAGCAAAGGGTATATATACATTTGGAGATGACAACTTATACCCTGAGTTCTTAATCGAAATGTACAATAAATCCCCTAAGCACAATGCGATTGTAAGCGCAAAGGCATCGTATTTAGCAGGTGTAGGTACTTCAATCAAAGGACAAGATACCGCAATCATTGCAAAGGCTCAACAGAAAGTCGAGGCAATCAACGCATACGAAAGTTTAGACGAACTCAAAGCCAAAGTAGCGGATGACTTAGAGTTGTTTAATGGGTTTGCATTGGAGGTTATTTGGTCACGTGACAAACAGAAAATATCCGAGATTTATCACTTACCATTCCAAAAAATCCGTAAAACCTTAGCCGATAAGTTTGCGTTCTGCGAGGATTGGTCTGATAGAAAATGCGAGATAATCGAATACAACCCATTTAACCCTATTACTCGTGAATCAAAGCAGTTGTACTATTGCCAACTATACAGAGCAGGACAAGGAATTTATCCTTTACCCGATTATGTAGGTGGATTAAAATACATTGAAATCGACACGGAGGTTTCTAATTGGCATTTAAATTCCATCAAAAACGGATTTTCTGCTCAGACCTTAATTCAAATGTTCAAGGGTTATCCAACACCTGAGGAGGCTCGTAAGACCGAAAGAGCATTAAAGAAAAACTACACGGGTACAGACAATGCAGGAGGCTTGATTATTCAGTACAATGACCCTAACGAAAAGGAAAGCATAATCAACAACCTACAACCAAGCGATTTTGACAAGCAATTTGACATCTTAAATAAGACCGTACAACAAGAGATTTTTGTTTCGCACAAGGTAAACTCCCCAATGCTCTTTGGAGTGCGTGTAGAGGGTCAATTAGGCGGTAGAAGCGAACTAATCGAAGCATATGAGATGTTTCAATCTGCATACGTTGAACCACGTCAAAAAAAGTTAGACGATGCGTTGACTTACTTGTTTGAGTATATTGCACCTGTACAACTACGAACTGAGAACAAACCACCATTAGGTTTAGATTATAGCGAATTGTTTGCAAAGGGAATTATAACCAACGAGGAAGCACGTCAAGAAATGGGATTACCTCAATTGTCCACCGTGAAAGTTCAGTCATCTCTAAACGATGCTATCAATTCATTGAGTCCATTGGTTGCAAACAATGTGTTGTCAAATATGACAATCAACGAGAAACGTCAATTGGCAGGTTTACCACCAATTCCAAATGGGGATGCTATCGAATCGGCTACTCCTGCGGCTTTTAGCAAACAAAATCCATTCGGTTGGGATGACGAAAGAGATTTACAAGTATTCGCTAAATACGGAGAATCAGCGGACTTATACGAAGAGGTGAAGTTTGAGTTTGGCGATGCTCTTAACAAAGCGTTGTTGAATATTCTTGCAGAAAATCCAGGACTACAAACAGGTGATTTGGTCAACCTAACTAAACAACCTGCACAGAACGTAATGGATGCGTTAACCGAGTTGATTAAATCGGATAGAATCGCTCCCGAAGTCAACGGATATAAAGTGACCTCTAAAGGTAGAGATTTGATTAAAGGCTTAGAAACAGAATTAGTGGTTAGATATCAGTACGAAAAAGCACCCGGTATTGAGGGTGGTTTATTAATACCAACATCAAGGGATTTTTGCCGTAAAATCGTAGAATCAAACAAAGTATTTAGCCGTGAGGACATCAACCAAATGACCGCAGAACTTGGTTACGATGTTTGGAAACGTCGTGGTAAATGGTACACTAACCCCGATACAGGAATAACAACTCCACAATGTAGGCATATCTGGCAACAAAAGGTAATGATTAGAAAGAAATGAGCAACTTCGTATATTTTATAAGTACCTCCTATCTAAAGGACAACTCCGCAATCAACGAGAATGTTGACGATAAACTATTAAAAAGTGCGATTAAAGAGGCTCAAGAGATTTACATCCGTGATATTATTGGTTCTGGGTTGTACGATGAACTACAGACTCAAGCATTTGCAGGAACTTTAACGGCTAATAATACAACGCTTTTAGATTCGTATATTGCACCTTGTTTGAAGTATTACACCATCACTGAATCTATGCTCCCTATGACATTTAAAATGATGAATAAGAGCGTAGCAGCAAGGGAGGCAGAGAACGCAAGAGCGGTGAGTATTGACGAACTTACAATGATTGAAAAAAGATTCCGTGATAAAGCCGAATATTACGCTAATAGACTAAGAGATTACCTCCGTGAAAACACAAATACTTATCCATTGTTCCTCAATCCTGGAAGCGGATTTGATACAATTCGACCTAAAAACACATCTTTTTATGGTGGTTTTTACTTGGGGGACGATATGGATGATTGCTATTGGAACTATGACTATCCGCAATAATAAATGGCAGAAAAACAACGAAGCCAAATTAATCAAGTTTTTAAATGACGCTAAACCAAATAATCGCAAAAATTCAAACTCAAGCCGAAAGTCACAAGATGGTGGGCAAATTCGGAGTGGGTCAACAATCAAACCTAACGGTTGAGAATATAGAATACTATCCGCTTGTTTGGCTTTACCCCGATGGATTTACTTTAGATTTAGCGAACAAGTTACAAACTTACAACTTTGCTCTGTTGGTTATGGATAGAGTATTTGAATCTGAATCTAACGTAATAGAGGTACTATCTGACACCGCTCAAATTATGGGCGATATTTTTGCATTGTTGGATTCTGAGTACCAAGACGAAGTTTGGCAATTGGTAGTAAATCAGAACGCCTCCCCTTTTTACGATTCAAGAACGGACATTTTAGCAGGATATGCAATCAACTTCTCTATACAAGTTCCTTATTTGGCTAATACTTGCGTTGTGCCTGTATAATTGTTTTATTAAAAAAACGCATTATAAGCACACTACAGACACTCAAATAATAAAGTGGACTGATAGTATCACTAAGTGGAAGAAAGTCCGTCTAACGCTCTTAAAATATGACACGTTATATATTGATACTTTTACTCGTGATTCCATCGGTCTTAAACGGGCAATTAATTTGCATCGACACCTCGATAGTATCGAACGCCAATAAGTACTTAGTAAAGGGTGCTAATGCTCGTAGAGATGTAATCCGACTAAACAAATTGGTTAAGGCTGATTCAATAATAATTAACTACCAAGATTCAGTGATTGAACGTCTTGAAATAAAGACAGATTCGTTATCCGTTGAAATTCAAAATCGTAATAATACTATTTTATTGCAAAGAGATGTCATAAAAGGAGTAGGAATGTGGGCAATATTGGTTACTCTTATGGCAATATTTTTATGAAACACATAATCAAATCCTACTTGGAGAAGTATCCCGACGCTCCAAATCGCACATTAGCGAAATTAATCTTAGAAGAAAACCCACAATTTAAATCTATCGAACAAGTCAGGGAGAAAATTCGGTATTACAAGGGGGCAATTGGTGAGAGGAGATTAGGTCATTTAGCAGACCATACGTTCGTGACTAAAAAATCTACCATTAAAGAAGGCTTAGAAAAATTAAAGGTATTCTCCCATAATAAAGAAATGGTTAACGTCCATTTAAACGAGGGACGCTATCTAATCCTATCCGACATCCACATTCCCTACCACGATATGGAGGCTTTATCTACTGCGTTAGAATGGGGATTAAACAACGATGTAGATTGTATCATTCTAAACGGAGATATTATGGACTGCTATCCAGTTTCATCGTTTATCAAAGAGGTAGGTATGCCGTCGCTAAGAGAGGAGATTGAAATGACTAAGACATTTTTCGCCTACTTGCGTGAACTATTCCCCATTATACCGATATATTACAAGTTAGGTAACCACGAGGAAAGAGTTAGAAACTACTTATTGCGTAATGCTAAAGAGTTTAGCGATGTTGACAATTTGAAGTTTGAAAACCTATTAGGATTGAGCGAGTTTAAAATCAACTTGGTTAATCGTGAAATAATTAAGTTAGGCAAATTGAACGTATTGCACGGACACGAAATGGGAGAGAGTGTATTCTCACCCGTTAACCCTGCACGTGGTATGTTTTTAAAGGCTAAATCGTCAACAATCTTTGGACACAACCACACAACAAGTCACCACTCAGAAAACAATATTAATGGTGAGGCAACGGGTGTTTGGTCAATGGGATGTTTATGCACATTATCGCCAGATTACAGACCATACGCTTATACCAAGTGGAATTTAGGTTTTGCAGCGGTTGACGTTAAACAAGATGGTAACTTCATCGTTAAGAATTTTAAAATATTAAACGGAGAAATCTACTAATGAGAATCTTAAAAGTTGAAATCGTACACCAAGAGCAACAAGATTCGATTTACAAGGAAGTTGGCTTAGGTGCGGATATTGTCGAAGTCTTAGAGGATGGATATATCAATTTAGACGATGTTTCGGGAGCAATTGCCAACTATGACTATACTAATGTTCTTTTTAAAGGCGGTCAAATGCTACTAATTACGATGGATATTAATAGATTTGTAGCAGAATGGATATCGTAAACAAACCAAGCCACTACAACAAAGGCGAAATTGAGGCAATGGATGCAATCTTAACCGCAGTAAAAGGACTACCACCAGAAGAAGCGTACACAATTGGAAATGTAATTAAGTACGTTTGGAGGTACGATATGAAAGGCGGTAAAACTGATTTACTTAAAGCCTCTTACTATTTAAATAAAACAATGGAACTCTATGAAAAGCGTTCAAACATTTCTAAACCAACGGGGCTTTAATCTAAAAGTTGACGGAGTAATCGGTCAAAAGACCTTAGACGCTGCGAATCAGTGGGTGCAGAACTATTTTTCTGTTAAGCGTTGGATATGGACTCCGAAGAGTTTAGTATTTGTTCGTACAGACGATAAACTCACCAATACATTTGATGACTTTTTATTGGTAATTGTCAACGAGCGTGTAGTATCAATCGTGCCATGTTCAACCACCGCAGGTAAATTCTATGTACAAAACCCAATAACACACGGAGGAGTTACCGGAACGGCAATCGCAATACCTGCACAATACTTGTGGACACATCAATTTATTACTTCATCAAATTGGAAATCTCTTTGGTTAGGTATGCCCTATTTCAAACAAGTTAAAGCGATAGATATTTACCGAGACGGCAACAAGGACGGAGTAATCGATAAAACTAAAACCCAACACGGACTATTTGGCATTAATTTCCATAGAGCAGGTGCAGGAAGTTTAGTTGACCGATGGAGTGCAGGTTGTCAAGTTGTACCCGATGGTTATTGGAAAGAGGTAATAAAATATTTTACAAGTGGTGAACTAATACACTTTAATCTCATTGGCTAAGACTATCAACATAGATGAGTTAATAAATCGCTTAGGAGAGGATAAAACACTCTTCACGGAAGAATCATCCCTATTACAACAGATAATCGCTGATTGGTCAAATAAAGCGGTAAATCTGATGCGTAAGGAGTTGGACAATAAGAACGCCAACGCTTCATCATCATTAAAACAGTCTATACAACCAGGTGAGATAACACAAACTCCTACTTCGTTATTGATTACGTTCTTAATGGAGGACTATTGGGAACAAGTAGAGTTCGGACGTAAACCAACTAAAAGCGGTCACAAAGAGGGTACTCCATATCTATGGCAATCTATCAAAGAGTGGATGTCATTTAAAGGTATCAAACCAAACAAAGGTGTTTCATACGATACATTAGCACGTGCAATCGCAAGAAAGATTCACAGACGTGGTTATAAAGGTAAACACTTTATCGAAGATTCATTCACAGAATCACTACAACAAGAACTTGCCAACGAATTAGCGACCAAGTTAGGA